ACGCGGATCAGCCTGAATGCGGAAACCGTGGAAGTGACCAGCCTGGACAGCACCGGGGGCTGGCGCGAATTGCTGGGCGGTGCGGGGGTGAAAACCGCCGCGATTTCCGGCGCGGGCGTGTTCAAGGATGACGCCACGGACGAACGCGCGCGCCAGATTTTCTTTGGCGGGCTGATGCCGGATTTTCAGGTCATCATCCCCGGTTTCGGCACGCTGCAAGGCGCGTTCCAGATCACCGGCATTGATTACGCAGGCAGCCATAATGGCGAGGCAAGCTATGAAATCGCGCTGGCCTCGGGCGGGGCCTTGCAATTCGTGGCGCTGGTCTGATGGCCAATCCTTTCGCGGGTGAAGTGGCCGTCACCATCGGTGACAGCGTGATCGAGGCCAAGCTGACGCTGGGTGCTTTGGCAGAACTGGAAACGACCCTGCAAACCGGATCGCTGGTCGATCTGGTGGCGCGGTTCGAATGCGCTGCGTTTTCCAGCCGCGATGTGATGGCCGTGATCGTCGCTGGCCTGCGCGGCGGCGGCTGGCGCGGGCAGGCAGATGATCTGCTGGCGGTGGATTTTCCGGGCGGGCCGATGGGTGCGGCGAAACTGGCCGCGACCCTGCTGGCGCGGGCCTTCACGGTGCCGCAATGACACCGCTGGACTGGGCGGGGCTGATGCGCGCGGGGCTTTGCACCCTGCGCCTGCCGCCTGCCGCCTGCCGCCTTTTGGGCGCTGACGCCTGCGGAATTGCAACTGATGCTGGGCGCGCAGGCGGGGCCAGCGCCGATGACGCGCGCGGGGCTGGATGCGCTGGCGCGCGCCTTTCCCGATGATCCGAAAGGGGATAAAAATGACCGATCTTGACCGGCTTGACGCCTTTGACAGCGATATTTCCGCGCTGGAACGCAGCCTTGGCGATGTGTCGGCTGTCACGGCGGCCTTTGAGGCGCAATTGCGCGGCACGCAAACCGCGCTGAGCGATACGACCCGCGATCTGGGCAACCTTGAACGGGGGTTCTCGAACGGATTGCGCCGCGCGCTGGATGGGCTGGTGCTGGATGGCAAGAGCCTGTCGGATGTCTTTGCCGGTCTGGGCCGGTCGATGTCTGGCACGGTCTATAACGCCGCGCTGAAACCGGTGACCGACCATTTCGGCGGGATGCTGGCGGGGGGGCTGAACAGCCTTGTGTCCGGCCTGATGCCGTTCGCGGATGGCGCGCCGTTTTCGCAAGGCCGCATGATGCCCTTTGCCAAGGGCGGGATCGTGTCCAGCCCTACGACTTTCCCGATGCGCGGCGGCACCGGATTGATGGGCGAGGCGGGGCCAGAGGCGATCATGCCACTGGCGCGCGGCCCCGACGGGCGGCTGGGTGTGCGCGGCGGCGGTGGCGGGGCCGTGCATGTCACCATGCAGATCACCACACCCGATGTGCAGGGCTTCCAACGCAGCCAGTCGCAGATCGCCCAGCAGATGGCGCGCGCGATGCAGCGCGGCCAGCGCAACAGCTAAGGACAACGCCATGTTTCACGAGATCAGATTTCCCGCCAACCTGTCATTCGGCGCCAGTGGCGGGCCGGAACGGCGCACCGAGGTCGTCACCCTTGCCAATGGATACGAGGAACGCAACACGCCCTGGGCGCATGCGCGCAGGCGGTATGACGCGGGGCTGGGGCTAAGCGCGCTGGACGATCTGGCGGTGCTGATCGCGTTTTTCGAGGCGCGTCAGGGCCAGTTGATCGGTTTTCGTTGGAAAGACTGGTCCGATTACAAATCCTGCCTGCCGTCGCAGGATATTGCAGGACCGGACCAGTTGATTGGCCTGGGTGACGAGGTGACGCGCACGTTCCAGCTGTCCAAGACTTACCGGTCGGGCGAGACCAGCTATATCCGCCCAATCACCAAACCCGTCGCAGGCACGATCCGCGTCAGCCGCGGGGGTGATGCGATGGTGGCGGGGGTGGATTATACCGTCGATGTCACGACCGGCATCGTCAGTTTTACCGATCCGCCCGACATTGATGCGCAAATCAGGGCGGCGTTCGAATTCGACGTGCCGGTGCGTTTTGCCACCGATACGATCCGCACATCCATGTCACGCTTTCAGGCGGGCGAGGCCCCCGACGTGCCGGTGATCGAGGTGCGGATATGACCGGCCTTGCCGCGCATCTGGCGGGTGGCGCGACGCAGACCTGCCATTGCTGGGCCGTCACCCGCCTTGACGGGGTGACGCTGGGGTTCACCGACCACGATCTGCCGCTGGCCTTTGAGGGCATCCACTTTGCGCCGGAATCGGGTCTGTCGGCGCGCGCTTTGTCCAGCACCACGGGGCTGTCGGTGAACAATACCGAGGCGCTGGGCGCGCTGTCGTCGGCTGCGATATCCGAGGCCGATATCACCGCGGGCCGCTATGACGGGGCCATGGTGCGGATCTGGCAGGTGCGCTGGGATGCGCTGGCCGACCGCGCGCTGCAATTCGTGGGCAGCCTGGGCGAGATCACCCGCGCCAAGGGCGGGTTTCAAGCCGAATTGCGCGGGCTGACCGAGGCGCTGAACCAGCCGCAGGGACGCAGCTATCTGACGCAATGTTCCGCCGTGCTGGGCGATGCGCGCTGCCGCTTTGCGCTGGATGATCCGGCCTACCGGTTCAGCGCACAGCCTGTCGCGGTGCAGGATAACCGTGTGTTCCGCTTTGCCGGGCAGGCCATGTTCAACGATGGCTGGTTCGAGGCGGGGAAATTGCAGGTCATGACCGGCCCTGCCGCTGGCCTGTCGGCGGTGGTGAAATCCGACCGGCTGCTGGAGGACGCGCGCGAGATTACCCTGTGGGACCCGATCCGTGCAGGCATTGGCGTGGCGGATCTGCTGACCCTGACCGCAGGCTGCGACAAGGCCGCGCTGACCTGCCGCGTGAAATTTGCCAATCTGCTGAATTTTCAGGGCTTTCCCGATATTCCGGGCGATGATTGGCTGGTCGCCGTGCCGCGCAGCGACAGCAACCTGACCGGCCAGAGCCGGCGCAACCCATGACGCCGCCCGTGGTACTGGCCGCGCGGCGCTGGATCGGCACGCCCTATCTGCACCAAGGGGCCGCACGCGGCATCGGTTGCGATTGTCTGGGCCTGTTGCGCGGGCTTTGGCGTGAATTGCATGGAGCAGAGCCGGAACAGGTTCCGGCCTACACCCCCGACTGGTCCGAACCGCAGGGGCAGGAACGGCTGTGGCAGGCGGCGCTGCGCCATATGCCGCCTGCCACGGGTCCGCTGGCAGCGGGTGATGTGCTGCTCTTTCGGATGCGCGCGGGCGGCGTGGCCAAACATCTGGGGCTGGTGTCAGCCACCGGCGCCGCCCCTGCGTTCATTCACGCCTATAGCGGGCATGGCGTTGTCGAAAGCCCGCTGAGCGCACCTTGGGCGCGCCGGATCGCGGCGCGTTTTCTCTTTGCACAAAGGATCATCTGATATGGCAACGATTGTTCTTGCGGCGGCGGGCATGGCGCTGGGCGGGTCGGTGGGTGGCACCGTCATGGGGCTGTCGATGGCCGCGGCGGGCCGTGCGGCGGGTGCGATGATCGGCGCGCGCATTGACCAGCGCCTGATGGGCGCGGGCAGTGCTGCGGTGGACACCGGCCGCGTGGACCGCTTTCGCCTGACGGGGGCTGCCGAAGGCGGTGACATCGGGCAGGTCTATGGCCGCATGCGCGTGGGCGGGCAGGTGATCTGGGCCAGCCATTTCACCCAATCCAGCACCACGACCGGCGGCGGCAAAGGCGCGCCCGCCGCGCCAAGGACCACGACCTACAGCTACCGTGTCAGCTTTGCCGTGGCCTTGTGCGAAGGGCCGATCAGCCGCGTGGGCCGGATCTGGGCCGATGGCGTGGAAATCGCGCCCGATGATCTGAACATGCGGGTCTATACCGGCAGTGCCGACCAATTCCCCGACCCCAAGATGGAGGCCGTCGAAGGTGCGGGCCACGTCCCCGCCTATCGCGGCACCGCCTATGTGGTGATCGAGGATCTGGATCTGGGCGGCTTTGGCAACCGCATTCCGCAACTGACCTTCGAGGTGATCCGCGCAGGGCTGGACGGGGGCCTTGCCCCTGTCGTGAAGGGCGTGGCGCTGATCCCCGGCACCGGCGAATACGGGCTGGCGACGCAGCCTGTGTATCTGTCGCCACGGTTTGGCGAACAGGTGGCGGTGAATATGAACGCGCCGTCCGGCCAGACCGATTACACCCATGCGATGGAGGCGTTGCAAGGCGATCTGCCCGCCTGCACATCCTTGGTGCTGGTGGTGTCCTGGTTTGGCGATGACCTGCGCTGTGCTGATTGCACCGTGTTGCCAAAGGTCGAACAGAATGATGTGGATGCACAGGCGATGCCATGGCGCGTGTCGGGGCTGACGCGCACGGCAGCGGCGCGCGTGGCCTTTGACGCAGGCGCGCCGGTCTATGGCGGCACGCCTGCGGATGCGGCGGTGGTGCAGGCGATCGTGGACCAGCGCGCGCGTGGCATTGCCACGGTGTTCTATCCGTTCATCCTGATGGAACAGCTGGCGGGTAATACCTTGCCGGACCCGTGGACCGGCGAGATCGGCCAGCCCGCCCTGCCTTGGCGCGGGCGGATTACGGCGGCGGGCAACGGCACCGCGACAGCGCAGGCAGAGGTCGCGGCGTTCATGGGCGCAGCGCAACCTGCGCATTTCAGCGTCCAAGGCACGCGGGTCGATTACACCGGCCCCGCCAATGGCGGCTACCGGCGGTTCATTTTGCATTATGCGCATCTGTGTGCGGCGGCGGGCGGGGTCGATGCCTTTTGCATCGGGTCGGAAATGCGCGGGCTGACGCAGGTGCGCGGGGCGGATGGCAGCTTTCCGGCGGTGGCGGCCCTGCGCGCGCTGGCCGCGGATGTGCGCGCCATTCTGGGGCCTGATTGCAAGATCAGCTATGCCGCCGATTGGTCGGAATATCACGGGTTTCAGCCTGCGGGGACGGGGGACAAGATATTCCACCTCGACCCGCTTTGGGCCGACCAGAACGTGGATTTCATCGGGATCGACAATTACATGCCGCTGGCCGATTGGCGCGATGGCGATACCCATGCCGATGCCGGTGCAGGCGCGATCCATGATCTGGCCTATCTGCGTGGCAATATCGCGGGGGGGGAAGGCTATGACTGGTTCTATCCCACACCCGAAGCCCGCGATGCCCAACGCCGTGAACCCATCACCGATGGTCTGGGCGAGCCGTGGATCTGGCGCTATAAAGATCTGGTGAACTGGTGGGGCCAGCCGCATCATGACCGCGTGGGGGGTGTGCGCAGTGCCACCCCCACCGCATGGGTGCCGCAGTCCAAACCGGTCTGGTTTACCGAATATGGCTGTGCCGCCATCGACAAGGGCGCGAACCAGCCAAACAAGTTTCTGGATGCCAAATCATCGGAATCCGGTCTGCCGCATTATTCCAACGGCCAGCGCGATGATCTGATGCAGATGCAATATCTGCGCGCGATGACGCAGCATTATGCCGACCCTGCCAATAATCCTGTCTCGTCCGTCTATGGCGGGCCGATGGTCGATACAGGCCGGATGCATGTCTGGGCATGGGATGCGCGGCCCTATCCGTTCTTTCCGGCCAATCGCGCCCTGTGGGCCGATGCGGGCAATTACGCGCGCGGCCATTGGCTGGGCGGGCGGGCGACGAACCTGCCGCTGGCCTCTGTCGTCGCGGAGATTTGCGCGGCTGCGGGGATTGCGGCCTATGATGTCTCGCGGCTGTTTGGCATCGTGCGCGGCTATCTGCTGGATCATGCGGCCAGCGGGCGGGCGGCGTTGCAGCCCTTGATGCTGGCCTATGGGTTTGATGCGGTCGAGCAGGGGGGCAGGCTGATTTTTCGCAACCGCACGGCACGGATCAGCGCGCAGCTGGGATTGGCCGATCTGGCGCTTGACCCCGAACAGGATCAGGCATGGTCGCTGACACGCGCGCCTGCGTCAGAGACCGCACAGCGCGTGCAGGTGCTGCATCTGGATGCCGATGGCGATTACGCACCCGCTGCCGCCGATGCCGCCCATGCCGATGCGACCAGCCTTGCCGTGGCGCATCACGAATTGCCCTTGGCGCTGACCCGCGCCGAAGGCCGCGCCATCGCCACCCGCTGGCTGCAAGAGGCCCGCGTCGCGCGCGACAGCATCCGTTTCGCGCTGCCGCCCTCGCGCGCGGTGGGGGCGGGCGATGTGGTCAGCCTCGCGCTGCCGGATCATGCGGGGGATTACCGCATCGACCGGATCGAGGATGCGGGCCTGCAAGTGATCGAGGCAACCCGCATCAGCGCCAGCACCTATCAGCCCGTCCGGTCAGAGGATCAGGCCGCTGTGCTGAAACCCTTTGCCGCCCCCGTGCCGGTGGAATTGCTGTTTCTGGACCTGCCGCTAATGCGCGGCGATGAAATCCCCCATGCGCCGCATCTGGCGGTGGCGGGCGCGCCTTGGCCGGGGTCGGTGGCGGTTTACGGCGCGCCGCAGGACAGCGATTATGCCTTGCAGGACATTATCCGCGATCCTGCTGGTATGGGCGAGACGCTGACGCCCCTGCCGCGCGGGCGGGCGGGGCTGTGGGACCGGCAGGCGGGGTTCGATGTGCGGCTTATGCAGGGCGCGCTGGGCAGTGCCACGGCGCAGGCGGTGCTGGCAGGGGCCAATCTGCTGGCCATCGGCGACGGGTCGCCCGATGCGTGGGAAGTGCTGCAATTCCGCGATGCCACGCCCTTGGGTGCGGGCGGGTTCCGGTTGCAGGGGTTGCTGCGCGGGCAGGCGGGCAGTCGCGGGGTCATGCCGGACCTGTGGCCTGCGGGGTCCAAGCTCGTCGTCCTCGACGCCCGTGTTGACCAGCTTGTGCTGCCATCCTCGGCGCGCGGTGCGGCGCGCCATTTCCGCTATGGTCCGGCCAAGCGGCCCTTGGGTGATCCGAGCTTCCGCTATACCGTTGCGGCGTTCCAAGGCAACGGGCTGCGCCCCTATCCGGTCGCCCATCTGCGCGCGTGGCAGGCGGCGGACGGGCTGCATCTGGCGTGGATCAGGTGCAGCCGGATCGACGGCGATCTGTGGGGCGATGCGGATGTGCCGTTGGGCGAGGCGGTGGAAAGCTATCAGATCCGCGTGATCCGCGACGGGATCATCCGGCGCAGCGTGACGGTCACCAGCCCTGACTGGCACTATCCCGCAAGCCTGATTGCCGCCGATCATGGCGGGGCGGCGTATCGTGTCGAAGTTACACAAGTGTCCGACCGGTTCGGCCCCGGCCCCTTTACCGCGCGGATCGTGGCATGA